TGTAGAGGACACTCGCAAATGCACGATGAAGATGGAAAGTCGTGTGAAGGGTGAGTGGTATCCGTCTACTGGAGAATATATCTTTGGCCCTGACATGAGTGAAAGGGACGCATGTGAACGTGCAGAGAATCGTGCAAAGATAAAGGTTATGCGTACTATTATACCCGAAACATTGAAGAGTGAAAAAAATCTGAAATGTGACTTGACATCCGTTAAGTCTTCGTGTAAGGTAGTATACATAAATGCCGTAATTGGCGAATTTGGACAACAACGTATGAGGATGATTAGTTGTGATGAGTAAAAGTGAAAAGACCATGTGGTTCGTAGGTATAGTTGCAATTGCATCGATGCTTGCATTATCAGGATGTGGTAACACCATTTCAGGCGTAGGTAAGGATATCCAAAAAATTGGTGATAACTTACAAAAACCGAAGGTGGATAAGGTGATCAAAAAACCTCTTACCAAGAAAGAAATTTCTTGGAGAAATAAGATAGGTGAGTTTGGTAATCTTTTCTATACGGTGAACGCCAATGGTTAAGATTATTGTTGGTATCGTACTTGGAGTTTTGGTTTGCATATATTATCCAGACATCGCTCCTATTGCGAAACATAAATTTCTTGAGTCAGGTGGCGCAAGAGATAAATTGGTGACTATTATAAAGGAGATTGATTAATGAACACCAAACTACTCGCAACTGTATCTGCGGTTGCACTACTTAGTGCATGTGGCGCTAACAACCCCAAGTCTGTGGTGGATACACCAGAGATTAGATATCAAACTGCAAAGGTAGAACGTGCGGTTTCGATTGTACCTGATTGGTATAAGAAGATGCCTGAGAAGAAGGGCTCCATCTTTACTGTTGGTACTGCGACTGCACCTGATTTGCAACTTGCGGTTGATATTGCAACACTCAATGGTAAGGTTGTCCTTGCAGATCGTATCAACGGTAAGTTGAAGGCGATGACTAAATCATGGATTGCAAAGTTCGGTCAGTCCGATGTTGATGCACGTGTCATGACAGAGATAGAGAAGGTCGCAAAGAATGTGATCGCCAATGTCGATGTCGCTGGTTATAATCCAGTGAAGACAGATGTTACAACTGCTGGTACTCAGTATCGTGCATTTGTACTTCTTGAGTATTCTGATAAAGAGGCTCAGAAGATCATCTTTAATCGGTTGCGTAAAGATCGGTTGGTTTATTCTCGTATTCGTTCCACTAAGGCGTGGGAAGAGTTAGAGAGTGCGGTTGATAAGGCCGAAGAGAAGGACGAAATTCAGTCACTACAAAATTTGGAAAAGATTATTAAACCAAAGGTGACACGTGAAACGCCTTCTACTTAGCACCGTCTTAACACTTTCATTGAGTGGGTGTCTACTCCCAAGTGGAGTTAACCCCACCCTTGGGTGTTCCCCATTTACAGGGTGTCAACAGAAAGACTTCTACTTACCAGGCCGAGGATATTGGGCACCAAAACCCATGTTCAAACAAAAGGCGACATATGCAACAATAGGTGGTGCGGCGTTAGGTGCTTCACTAGGAAAAGACCCTGTAGCTGCGGCTGTGTATGGAACGATAGGTCTTGTTATAGGGTACGTGATAGGCGATACTATTGATAAGGTAGATCAATTACATGCAGCGATGGTGATAAATAAATCTTTTGATAGGGGTGAACCTGTCTCTTGGAAAAACAAGAAGGGAAATTTCTCTGTCACAAATACTCCAGCTGCACTGTATGGTGTTTGTCGGGAGTTCATCACTGATATGGTGGTGAATGGTGAGAACAAACAGATGCGAGGCTCTGCGTGTAAAAATAATAAGGGTGAGTGGATAATGAAAGAGGCGTATTAGTGAATTTCTACACGAATGTAATTCAAAGGGGAAATAATATATGTGTTCGTGAGGTCAAGAACGGACAACGCACAAATTCTAGAGTTCGGTACTCACCGACTCTGTTTTCCCCAGTAAAAGAAGAGACAGGATATAAGACACTTGACGGCAGTCATGTACTACCCACACAGTTCTACAACATCAAGGATGCAAGGGAGTGGATAGAAACCCATAAGAGTCAACCTTGGTTAGTGTATGGTAACACTCAATACCCCTACTGTTATATTGCAGACAAATACAAGGGAGTTGTCAATTGGGACATGGATCAAATACTGATCGTGACCATTGATATAGAGGTGCAATGCGAGAATGGATTTCCCTCTGTGTTGGAGGCCCAAGAAGAACTATTATCCATCACTCTCAAGAACCACCAGAACAAAAAGATCGTGGTGTGGGGTATAGGTGACTTTGAGACAGATCGTGATGATATCACATATATCAAGTGTCAGAGTGAGGTGCATCTTCTCAAGGAGTTTCTAATATTCTGGGAGAAACATCAGCCAGACGTTATAACAGGGTGGAATACAGAGTTCTTTGATATACCCTATATCTGCAATCGTATTAAACAGCTATTTGGTGAGGATGAGATAAAACGATTATCACCTTGGGGTGATGTTCGTGAGAGAGAAGTCTACCAGATGGGTAGAAGACACCAGACGTATATTATTGCAGGCGTAGCTGCACTTGACTATTATGACCTATATCGAAAGTTCACATATACTGCACAAGAGTCATATCGGTTAGACCACATTGCGAAGGTCGAGTTAGGAGAGAGTAAGTCAGGTAATCCATTCGACACATTTCGTGAGTGGTATACCAACGATTTTCAGTCGTTCATAGAATACAACATACAGGACGTTGAGATCGTAGATCGTCTGGAAGACAAGATGAAACTGATTGAGTTGTGTCTCACTATGGCCTATGATGGAAAGGTCAATTTTACTGATGTTCTAGGTTCGGTGCGATATTGGGATATACTCATATATAATCACCTAAGAGAGCAGAACATAGTTATACCACAGAAGAGAACACATGACAAGGTGGAACAGTTTGAGGGTGCATATGTGAAAGACCCACAAGTGGGTATGCACAAGTGGGTCATGTCATTTGACCTTAACTCGCTGTATCCACATCTTATAATGCAGTATAACATATCACCTGAGACACTAGTACCCAACTGTGAGAAGAAGGACAAACTAGTGGACAAGATTTTAGAAGGGAAGGTAAGAAATACCACCGCCCATTGCATGACCCCTAACGGTGCGTTTTTTCGCAAAGACAAGCGTGGGTTTCTCCCTCAACTAATGGAGAAGATGTACAATGATCGTGTCAAGTATAAAAAACTTATGTTGGAGGCTCAACAGGAGTATGAAAACACAAAGGATAAAGAACTCCTTAAAACCATTTCCAGATACAACAACATCCAGATGGCGAAGAAGATTTCACTCAATAGTGCGTATGGTGCAATTGGGAATAATTGGTTTAGGTATTTCGATCTGTTGGTCGCTACTGCAATTACTACGTCTGGTCAATTATCTATACGATGGATCGAAAAGGCTCTTAACGTATATCTTAATAAGATACTCGATACGACAGAAGTGGACTATGTTATTGCAAGTGACACAGACTCGGTGTATATCACTTTTGAGAAGCTGGTTGACAAGGTGTTTGATGAGGGAACGGAGACTAAAAAGGTCATCAATTTCTTGGACAAGATTGCAACTGAGAAGTTGGAACCATTTATCGATAAGAGTTACACGGCACTTTCTAAAGAGATGAACGCATATGATCAGAAGATGGTTATGGCGAGAGAGGTGATTGCAGACAAAGGTATATGGACTGCAAAGAAACGATATATTCTCAATGTCCACGACAGTGAGGGTGTTCGGTATAAGGAACCCAAACTCAAGATGATGGGAATAGAGGCGGTCAAGAGTAGTACGCCCGCACCATGTCGAGAAAAGATCAAAGAGGCGATGAATATCATCATGAATGGGAATGAGAAAATGCTAAATACCTTTATACAGGATTTTAGGGAAGAGTTCATGACATTATCACCAGAGGACATATCATTTCCTCGCAGCTGCAATGGTGTTCAGAAATTTACAGGTGAGAACAGTCTTTTTGCATCTGGCGCT